CGGTTGCGTGAATATTTTGATTTCTACGCTGTTCCGTTGCGTCTTCTCTGGAAATCTGCTCCTTCTGTTTTGACTCAGATGCAGGATATTAATCAGATTCAAGCTTTGTCTTTGACTCAGAATTTGTCTTTAGGTACTTATTTACCTTCTGTGTCTTTGACTCGTTTAGGCGGTGTTCTTTCTCGTCTTGCTGGTTCTTCTTGGAATCCTTCAAATCCGTCTTGTTTAAAAAATTTATTTGGCTTTAACCGTGGAGATTTATCTTTTAAGTTGTTGAGTTATCTTGGATATGGTAATTTACTTCCGTCTTCTCCTTCTTCTGGTTCACGTTGGTGGTCTACTTCTTTAAAGAATGATGCTGCTTCATCGAATTATACTCAACAGTATATTCAGAATAATTTTGTGAATGTTTTTCCTCTTCTTGCTTATCAGAAGATATATCAGGACTTCTTTCGTTGGTCTCAATGGGAAAATGCAAATCCTTCTTCTTATAACGTTGATTATTTTTCTGGTTTATCTGTGGAATTGATTCCTTCTTCTTCTCTTCCTGATGCTTCTTCGGATTATTGGAAATCCGATACAATGTTTGACCTCAAATATTGCAACTGGAACAAGGATATGTTGATGGGTGTTCTCCCGAACTCTCAATTTGGCGATGTTGCTGTTCTTGATATAGGTTCTTCTGGAGATGCTAATGTTGTTTTGGGAATTGACCCCCACAAGAGCACTGTGGGTATTGCTTCTGCTATTACTTCTAATACTTCTCCAATTCCGTTTTTTGCTCTTCAGGCTTCTGCTTCTAGTCCTGTATCTATAGGTTCTAAACTTCATTTTGATTTGTCATCTTTGAATTCTCAATTTACAGTTCTTGCTCTTCGTCAAGCTGAAGCTCTTCAGCGCTGGAAAGAAATTAGCCAATCTGGAGATAGCGATTATCGAGAACAAATTCGTAAGCATTTTGGAGTGAAACTTCCTCAAGCTCTCTCTAATATGTGCACCTATATTGGTGGTATTTCTCGTAACCTTGATATCAGTGAGGTTGTAAATAATAACCTTGCTGGTGAAGGTGATACTGCTGTTATTGCTGGTAAAGGTGTCGGTGCTGGTAACGGTTCATTTACTTATACAACTGACGAACACTGTGTCGTTATGTGTATTTACCATGCTGTTCCTCTGCTTGATTATACAATTACCGGTCAGGACGGTCAGTTGCTTGTAACTGATGCCGAATCTCTTCCGATTCCCGAGTTTGATAATATTGGTATGGAAGCTCTTCCTATGACGCAAATTTTCAATTCTCCGAAAGCTACTATTGTTAATTTGTTCAATGCTGGTTATAATCCTCGTTATTTCAATTGGAAGACAAAACTTGATGTCGTTAATGGTGCGTTTACCACTACTCTCAAGTCTTGGGTTTCTCCCGTTACCGAATCTCTTCTTTCCGGATGGTTTGGCTTTGGTTATAGTGAAGGCGATGTTAATGAGAATACTCACGTTGTCTTGAATTATAAGTTCTTTAAGGTTAATCCTTCTGTTCTTGATCCTATTTTTGGTGTTGCCGCTGATTCTACTTGGGATACTGACCAGTTATTGGTTAACTCTTATATTGGTTGCTACGTTGCTCGTAATTTGTCTCGTGATGGTGTACCTTATTAATTTTTGTTTTGATTATGATAGGAAAATTTAATTCTTTGGATTGTCTGGAACAGGGTTCTGGACTTACTCCTAATGTTGAGCCTGATGCTTTTGCAGTTGCTCCTGAATTTGATTGTACCGAGGAGCTTCGTGTAGAGATTGACGATACTGATGAGACTCGGCCCGTTCGTTACACTTCTGATGTTCGTTTGATTCTCCACACTAAGGACTTGGCTTCTCGCGCTGGTCTTGCTATTGCTTCTAAGTTTGGCCAGAGTAAACAGTCTGTTTCTCAGATTCAGCAGATTATGGATAAGATGTCTGATGATGACCTTTTGTCAACGGTTCGTTCTCGTCATATTCAGTCCCCTTCTGAAATTATTGCTTGGTCTAAGGAACTTTCGGCTTATGCTGAACATCTTGAATCTCAAGCTCAAGAGTTGATTGATATTGAAGATTCTAAACAAGAAGCAGAAAAAGCGGCTGCTGCTTCCGCTGATGCTGCTTCCTCTGAATAATGGGTTTCCTTGGTTCACTTGCTGGTGGTCTCCTTGGCATTGGCTCTTCTGCAATTCAAAATTCACAGAATAGACAAAATGTCCGGGAAACCAACCAGATGAATTACAAAATTAACCAGATGAACAACCAGTTTAATGAACGTATGGCGATGCAGCAGCGTAATTGGCAGGAGAATATGTGGAATAAGGAAAATGCTTATAACACTGCTTCTGCTCAGCGTCAACGTCTCGAAGAAGCTGGTTTGAATCCTTATCTGATGATGAATGGAGGTTCTGCTGGTGTTGCTCAATCTGCTGGTGCTGGTGCTTCTGCTTCTTCTTCTGGAAATGCTGTTATGCAACCTTTTCAGGCTGATTATTCAGGCGTTGGTTCTTCTATTGGTAATATTTTTCAATATGAGCTTATGCAGTCTGAAAAATCTCAATTACAAGGTGCTAGGCAACTTGCTGATGCTAAGGCTATGGAGACCCTCTCTAATATTGATTGGGGTAAACTTACTGATGAAACTCGTAATTATTTGAAGTCTACTGGATTGGCACGTGCTCAGCTTGGTTATGCTAAGGAACAGCAGGAAGCTGATAATATGGCAATGACAGGTCTTATTATGCGTGCTCAACGTTCTGGTATGCTTCTTGATAATGAGGCTAAAGGTATTTTGAATAAGTATCTTGACCAGCAACAACAGCTTGATTTGAATGTTAAGGCTGCGGATTATTACCAGCGTATGGCTGCTGGCTATCTTTCTTATGCTGAAACTAAAAAAGCTTTGGCCGAAGAAGCTTTGGCTGCTGCTCGTACTCGTGGCCAGAATATTTCTAATAAGGTCGCGGAGAGTATTGCTGAATCTCAAATTGCTGCTAATATTGCAGCTAACGAGTCTGCTGCCGCTTATCATAATGAGGAGCTTAGATTAGGCCTTCCTCAAGATAATGCTCGTAGTAAGAATATTGAGGATTGGTATCGCGCTAGGAATGAGAAGAAAAGGTATCAGTATTTTGACGCTGATAAATGGGTTGAGTATGGAACTGAAATTGGTAACACTATAGGTAATTTGTTACCTCGTAGGTCTGTCTCCAGGATTTTTTCTCGTTCTATTAATAGTAATACTAATTCTAATTATAATTATCATCATTAAATTTTTTTGTACTATGTTTTCCCGGTGCGTATCACTACGTGCCGGGCTTTACTGTTTGGAGTAATTCCTGGTACCGCGCGAAGCGTGGTTATGCACCTACTGAATTCCGGGAGACCCCGTCGACTGGAATTAGAGCCGTTAGGCTATAGTACTGCCATCCTCTAAACTTGCCGTTTGCAACGCGTAAGCAAATTCCCGGAGAGCCTTTCTCTACCGTCGCTGCTATACCCCTAAAATATTATTTGACGAAGTCTATATGAGTTTGCCCGAAGGGAAAGCTATTTACCTCATAGCTTTCAGTCTCCTCCTTGTCTTATAAACGCAAACTCACAGACCAGCCTGCCACCCATATAGCTTTTTATTAATAAATATAAAAAATATGTGTGTTTATTTGCTCTTTCCAAGATTTTGTTTTTATCTTTGCTCTGCCCTTGAAAAACAAGGCCTAACTAATGTATAATTAAAAATTGTTAAATGTATGGAAAAGTGTTATTTGTGTTCTATTCAATCTAAGGAGAACCCTGGTAAAAATGAGTGTGTTTTTGTTCCTGCTGACCAGATTGCTGATTTTATTTCTTCGGCTCTTACTCCGGACTGTTTGCTTATTCTCTCTATTTGTTCAACTTTCAAATATGGTGTTGATGATGAAAAATGAAACTAAATCTAAGATATGGTCTGCAATTATTGCGGCTGCTGTCAGTCTTCTTACGTCTATTGCTCAAATTTTTTCGTAAGTCATGAATCCTGAATTAATGAATTTTATTGAATGGCTTCTCCGTCGGAATATCCATTTTTCTGTTACTTCTTCTCTTCGTACTGTAGCACAGAATGAAGCGTGTAATGGTTCTAAAACTTCTCAGCATTTGACTGGAGATGCCATTGACCTAGCGCCTGTTGATTTTCCGATTGATGTTTTCTATTCGGTGATTGAAGGTTCTCCCTTTGAATTTGACCAGCTTATAAGATATCGTACATTTGTTCACATTTCCTTTGCTCGTGGTCGTAAGCCTCGTCAAATGAAACTTGATTTTACTGATAGAAAATGATTACTAAGGAATTGCAGAATAAGTTGGTGACTCGTTGTCAGCGCCCTCGTACGGTTGTTAACAAGTATACGCATGAGCCTGTTCTTGTGTCTTGTGGCTCTTGCCCTTCTTGTGTTCTTCGTCGTTCCGGGATTCAAACAAACTTACTTACTATTTATTCTGCTCAATTCCGTTATGTATATTTTGTTACTCTTACTTATGCTCCTCGTTTCCTTCCTACTTTGGAGGTTTCGCTTATTGAAGTTTGTACGGACGATATTGCGGATGTATCCTGCGTTCCTGATATTAATAACTTGGACGCTGGTGACCTTAATACTTATCTGTTTGGTTTTCGTAGCGTTCCTCGCTCCGCTTCTGTTAAATTAAAAAACTCTACTGTTGAGCGTGTCTTTAAAGACCCTGAGGTAAAGTTTACTTGTCCTATGAAGTCTAAGGAGTTGTTGTCTATTCTTGGAAAGATTAAGCATAATGTTCCCAATAGGATTCCTTATGTTTGTAATCGTGACCTCGATTTATTTTTAAAACGTTTAAGAAGTTATTACCCGGATGAAAAATTACGTTACTACGCTGTATCAGAATACGGCCCTACCAGTTTCCGCCCGCATTGGCATTTGTTATTGTTTTCCAATTCCGAACGATTCTCGCAAACTGTTCTTGAAAATGTATCTAAAGCTTGGTCTTACGGACGTTGTGATGCGTCACTCTCGAGAGGATTCGCAGCTTCGTATGTTGCGTCGTATGTTAATAGTTTTGTCGCTTTACCCGACTTTTATACTCAGATGCCAAAAGTGGTGCGACCTAAATCCTTCCATTCCATTGGATTTACAGAATCAAATCTCTTTCCTCGAAAGGTACGAGTTACCGAAATTGATGAAGTTGCCGATAAGTGCCTTAATGGAGTCTGCGTTGAGTGCAATGGTCGTTTTCGGACAATTAAACCTACATGGCCGTATCTCCTTCGATTATTCCCCCGATTTTCGGACGCTATTCGTAAATCTCCATCGCGTATTCACCAGTTATTATCTGCTTCGTTCACAGCGCCCGGACGAGTCATTCGTAGCGGATGTGCTGATATAGGATGTGATCCTTTTAATGTACTTTCTAAGCAAAGTATATTATCTTTTTGTAAACAGTATTTAAATTATGTAGATAGTTATGGAAAAAGAAATGATGAACGAAATGTTTTTTCGCCTAAAGGTGATTTACCGTATAGTGATGTTCTCATTCTTTTTGAATGTCGTCTGTATGATGGTGTTGATTTGGACCCTGTTCATCGTCTCTCCCGCTTATACCGCTTTTTCCTCGGAATTTCGAAGTTTATTCGAACATATTCAACAGATGGATGCTCAGAATTCTTCTGGTCCAGCGGCACTCCTGGAGGAGACCTCTTTTGTCGAGAGAGGTTTTTGCGAATAATTTCCGAGAAGATAGTTAATTTTTGGAATCGTTATGAATATTGTCGTCTTGTAGATTTTTATCAGACTTTGGAAGATTCAGATGACAAGGAACTGGTAGACTTTGAACTTCGTAATTATTCCTTCCGTTATAATAGGCTTCCTGATAATAAGGAAAAACCTTATCATGAATTACCTCTTGTTCGTCGTTTGGCTGCTGCGTCATTGATGAAATGCCGAGATAAGGTCAAACACAAGAGGCTTAATGATTTGTTTGGTACTTTCTTTTTCCAGGATGAGCCTGTAATTGTTTAATTTTCAATTTTTTAATTATGGCTTCTTATACAGGAATGTCCAATCTTCAGAATCATCCTCATCGTTCTGGATTTGATATTGGACGTAAAAATGCATTTACTGCGAAAGTTGGTGAGCTTCTTCCCGTTTATTGGGATATCTCAATGCCTGGCGATAAGTATAAGTTCAATGTTGAGTATTTCACCCGTACTCAGCCGGTTGAGACTTCTGCTTATACTCGGTTGCGTGAATATTTTGATTTCTACGCTGTTCCGTTGCGTCTTCTCTGGAAATCTGCTCCTTCTGTTTTGACTCA